AGTAGGAACAATATAATCCTTCCTTTACTATCGACAGCGAGAAAGCACCTAAATCCTAGGTGCTTTTTTATTTTATGTATCTTTGTAAAAAGATTTTCAAATGATAAATTCTGTAAGAAATACCGTGCTTGCTATTATCAACAAAAATAATTACGGTTATATATCGCCTAGTGATTTTAACTTGTTTGCGAAACAAGCACAACTTGATATATTTGACGAATATTTTATTTTATATAATGAGCAAATTAATGAAGAAAATGCTAGATTGTCGGGAACAGATTATGCTGATATTAAAAAAGGTTACGAAGAAGTCATCGATACTTTTTCCGTAAATGCTTATTTAACTCAAAACTCAAATAATATTTATTATCTGCCATCAATTACAACTACAGGAAATGATTATTATTTATTGAACAATGTGTATTGCTACAACGGAGGTGTCCTTCAAGGGGAAGCTGAAAAAATAAATAACAACAAAATAAAAATGATAAACAGCTCCTTGCTTACTGCTCCTTCAACTACATTTCCTGCCTATACACAACAAGGGGATAGTATCACAATATATCCGAATACCTTTTCTAATCCTAACGATGTTGAAGCTCAATACATAAGATACCCTAAAGACCCTAAATGGACTTACGTTTCTCTATATAATGGAGAACCTTTATTTGACCAATCTCAAAATGATTATCAAGATTTTGAGTTACCAAAAGATGATGCTAATAATTTAGTTGCAAAAATATTACAATACGCTGGTATATCTATTAGAGAAGCTGATGTATTTCAATTTGGACAGGTAGAAGAAAATAATATAAATCAAACAAATACGTAGACATGCCTTATATAAATCAAAAAAAATATTATACAAACGATGGTGTAAATCCAACAAATGAAAACTGGGGTTCTTATCAGTATGTGTCACTAAGCGATATAGTAAATAATTTTATGTTAATGTACGAAGGAAATCATTCTACGATAAATAACGAACCAAGATATAAAGTACTGTTTCATGCAAAAAGAGGAATACAGGAATTAAATTATGACGCATTTAAAGATATTAAATCTTTAGAACTCAAAGTGTTTGATGATTTAAGATTTGTTTTACCATCAGATTATGTTAATTGGGTAAAGCTATCTTTGTTTAAAGATAACGTAATAAGAGATTTAGTTGAAAATATTCAAGTTCAATCAGCTATTGGTTATAATCAATCAGGGACTGCTGAATTTGTTTATACCGCAGCCAACTCTGTGTCTACTAAAACTTCAGACCTAGACTCGTCAAGAAAAAGTGGTGCTCTTAAAAGTATTTATTTAAACGATATAAAAGAGGAGGCTGTAAATCCAGCTTGTAATGATTGTGAAGATGATATTTATAATTCAAGAATAGGAGCAAGGTATGGTTTAAATACTGAAACCGCTAATTTCAATCCTACTTTTACAATAGATAAACAAGCAGGTGTTATAAATTTTGATTCTACAATGGCAAATCAACAATGTATTTTGCAATATATTTCTGATGGAATGGAAAGCGGAGATGATTCATTGATATCAGTTAATAAATTATTTGAAGAATATATTTATGCTTATATAAAATTTGCAATATTAAACAGTAAATTTGGTGTTCAAGAATATATAATAAATAGAGCTAGAAAAGACAAACAAGCTTTATTAAGAAATGCTAGAATAAGATTGAGTAATATTCACCCTAGTAGATTGATTATGAATATGAGAGGGGAAAATAAATGGATTAAATAAAATGGCAAACATTCAAAGAAATTTTATTGCCGGGCGAATGAATAAAAGCCTTGATGAAAGGTTAGTGCCTAATGGTCAATACATTGACGCTTTGAATGTAAGAGCTGGAACTACAGAAGAAACTGAAGTAGGTTCAGTAGAAAACACTAAAGGAAACATCCCGTTAACTTCATTACAATATACTGATGGTACAGCCCTAAGCACAAAAGCTGTGTGTATAGGAGCTTTTGAAGACGGAGCTAATGAAACAATTTTTTGGTTTGTTCATGACCCAGAGTTTTCTGTAGGTGCAACAGGATTATTAGATTTGATTGTTTCTTATAACATCGCAACAGGTGCTGTTATTTATCATGTAGTAAGTATAGACAACAATACTGGAAATAGTACTACTTTAAATTTTAGTGAAACTAATTTAATTAATGCTATTAATAAAGTAGATGATTTATTGTTTTTTACTGATAACGTTAATCCTCCTAGAGTTATAAACATAAACAAAAGTTACACAGTTCCTATAAATAATATAGACACGTTTTCATCGGTGGATTTAATGGTAATTAAGAAACCACCTACTACTGCTCCAACTATAAGTTTATTTGAAACGACTCAAACTGACGCTTACTTAGAAGACCGAATTATTTCTTTTGCATACAGGTTCAAATATGAAGATGGTGAGTATAGCGCCACATCTCAATTTTCTAATCCAGCTTTTGACCCAGGAGTATTTCAATTTAGCATTAACAGCTATCTCAATGAAGGTATGCTTAATTCTAAAAATGCAGTTAACGTATCTTTTAATACAGGAAGTAATCTTGTTAAATCTATTGAGTTATTATTTAAAGAAGTAGATGATAGCACAATTAAAATAATTGAAAGCTATAATAAAAAAGAATTAGGTTGGCCAGACAATGATACTAAAACAGTTGTTTTTGATAATCAAAAAATATTTACTATTCTGCCAAGTTCAGAAATTTTAAGATTGTATGACAATGTTCCTAGATTTGCAAAAGCGCAAACAATTATGGGAAATCGTTTAGTGTATGGTAACTACACTGAGGGTTATAACTTAACGGATATAAACGGAAACCCAGTAAATTTACAGTACACAGTAGACTTAATTAGTAACGAAATTGAATCTAACACAGTTCCATCTAATTTGGGTAAAGGAACTTATTCTATAAGCTCTCCTGCCATAGTCCCTGAAATTGAAATTAACAATAGTGTACTAAGGATAGACCTTGCAGCAGAGGCTAGTAAATTAAAGTCAGGAACTACATTAATATTTGAATTAGGATTTGTACATGAAGCATTTCAAGTGCCAGTATTACATCCAACTCCCACTGCACCTACCTCAAGTATTTTCGTAACATGGAGCTATACCTTAAACAGAGATTATAACTCAGTATTTGAATTAGCTGTGTCTCCTGATTTTAATGACAAAATTGGAACTAGTACATCAAATGGTACTGCGGGAACAATTCAAACGGTTTCTTATCGACAGCCTAATGCTCCTGAAGGATTTACTTTTACAGACACTATAAACGCTGCTATTTCTCAAACATTAGACAGTACATATAGTTTAGACCAAACAGGTATAACTTCATTAACTGTTGGTATACCAAATGGAGCATCGCCAAATACTGTAAGAGGTGAACCTATTAAAGTTACACCACCTCCTGCTACAGGGACTACAATTGATTTACAAATACCTGCTGCATTTTACATACAACCTAATGCTCCAAATAATTCAGCTTATGAATATTTTAGAATTATAAATCAAAATATAACTTTTCAAAGTTCTGTAAGTAATTCAAGTTTGCATAGTAATAGAGGATATGAGTTAGGGATAGTATACATGGATGATTTTAACAGGTCATCAACTGCTTTGGTTAGTGATAATAACACCGTTAATATTACTTGTCAGTTTTCAGATTCTCAAAACGAAATTCATGCAACAATCCCTTCAACTATGCTTGCTCCAAGCTGGGCAACTCGATATAAATTTGTTTTAAAACCGACTCATACTAACTATGAAACTATTTACAGCAATATTACTTTTAACGACTCTTCTACGGGAGAAGCATATTTTGGCTTAGAAGGAGAAAACGCAAATAAAGTAGAAGCTGGAGACAGATTAATTGTAAAAAGAGATAACGCTGGTATTTTAAATAGATGTGCAACCGCAACAGTACTAGAAAAAGAAACAAAAACTGGTTCGTGGTTAACAGTTAAGGATGCCACGGGGACTGATGTTGAAGCTCCCCCTGGAGTTTACATGAAAATAAATCCTACAAATTTCACTACAACTAATTCAATTTTAAGCACTGTAAATGTAACTGTACCGCCTGTTACATCTAGAACAGATAATAGGTTTCCAGTAGTAGTTTACCCATTTTTTATAGCTGGAACTCCTAATACTCAATACGACGTTCCTGTTGGTACTGAAATCACATTTAGTATTGACATGACTTTAAACGGTGGAAAACCTCCTTTGGGAGCAGGATGTCCTCGAAGAAACTATACATACGAAAAAACATTTACAGCTTCTAAAAACTACACAAATATGGCGGAGTGGTTTGAAGGAGATAATATAGGCGCTACATTAGACGATGGAATAAAAGAATTAGGCGATGATAGTGATACTATGGGAAATATTTTTATAAGCCCTTATAGTGGTTCAATAACTGGAGACCCAAATACTTTTATAAATAATTTAAGCGCTGGAGGGGCTGAGCTTGATTCAACACAAATACAAACTGTTTTTGGAAGCACTGCCACTGACGCTTTTAATAATAACTATTATACGCTTTACTCAAATGGTTCTGATAATTATTTAATAGCAAATGGAACTGCTGCCTGTTCAAACACTCCAAATAGAGAATCTGTAGCAGAGCTTGATTTTAAAATTATAAGAGCTAACAGTACTACTGTATTTGAAACAGAACCAACTGAAGCTTTACCAGATGTGTGGTTTGAAAATAATGAATCATTTAGTATTAATGCTGACGGTTCGCATAATGGAAATATAACCAATCAAAATATTTCGGCTGGTACAAGCGCTGTTATAAACACTAAGTTTTTTAATTGTTTTGCATTTGGTAATGGTGTTGAAAGTTTTAAAATTAGAGACTCTCTTACAGGAAAAAGCTTTAGCCTAGGTAATAGGGTTTACACAACATCAAACGTAGAATTTATTGAGGCTAAAAGATTTGCCGACCTTACATACAGTGGCGTTTATAATGATGAAACAAACGTTAATAAATTAAATGAATTTAATTTAGGGTTGCTTAATTTTAAACCTTTAGAAGATTCATTCGGAGATATAGAAATACTTTTTGCAAGACGTACAGATATATTAACGTTACAAGAAGATAAGATTTCGTATGTTCTTGCGGGTAAAAACTTGTTGTCTGACGCAACAGGTGGTGGAGCTGTTACTTCGGTTCCCGAAGTTTTAGGTCAACAAATAGCTCGTATTGAAGACTATGGTATAAGCAACAACCCTGAGAGTTTTACTTCATGGGGAGTTGATAAGTTTTTTACTGATGTAAAAAGAGGAGCGGTTATAAAATTAAAAGGTAATTCTTTTCAGGATGAACAATTAACACTTATATCTTCTGAAGGAATGAGGAGTTGGTTTAGAGATTTGTTCACTACAGCTATGAACACTCAAAAATTAGGTGGCTATGACCCCTATATGAATGAATTTGTTTTTGCATCTACAACCAAATTAATTCCTCAAGCTTCATTATGTATAGCTTGTGATGTAGCTAAGAATATTACTGTTCCTGCTAACCAACCGTTTATTTATTGTGTTGATGTTACAAGCTCTATTGGAACAATAACTGTAAATTATGTTATTCCAACTGAGCAAGTTCAAGATATTATAACTGAATCCACTCAAGAAAACATAGTTGATGAGGCGGGCGTTGATATAGAAACAGAGTCTAGTCAAAGCACAACTTTTTATACAGTTAATGTAATTTATAATGGTGTAACTCATACAAGTGGATTAGTTAATGTAAGCGGTTCATTTACTTTTGATAAAAACGCTACAGATGTTACTCAAGCAGTAGTAAGCGTTACTTCAACCGCAACATTTGATGATACCATTCAAGTAACAGTAGGGTGTCCTACAGCTCCAGTTCTTAATGTTTATAGCATTTGTGTAACAAGTTCAGAAGATGCTGGTAAATTTATACACAACGAATATCTTTGGAAACAAGGGGCTACTACCTCACCAATTGAATCTGACTTAATAACATTTAGTTCTAATACTGTTGAGCCAATAGTTTCACAATATCAATTTTTGACTGGTCAACAAGGCACAGGTGTTATACCACCAGAAAATTCAATTATAACAATAAGAAGCAATAAATTTAATTTTGACGATTTTGTTTTTAATACAACGTCTAATAAATTTAGATTTTTAAGAACAGACACTGTTTATCAAAATACATCCAGCGATATAACTTCGTTGCTAGCTGCTTCTATTGAAGCCACTCCTTTAGTTACAACATCTGCACCTTTGTATACAGCACAGTTTGGATTACCTGTGGGAGGTAAAAATCTTTATATTATTTATGATTACAGAGAGTCAACAAGTCAATCTTTATGTTACTCATCGACTACTTTAGACGATGCTTGTTGTAACTGTACTTCTATACCAGCGCCCACTCCAAGTCCGACGCCAGCGCCTTCTACGAGCCCTGCCCCTCAATATAGTTATTTTGAAGCTTCTGAATGTAATGGTGGAACAGTGTTTATAAAAGCGCTTACAAGTTTTAACCTTAACGTAGGAGATTCAGTATTGTACCAATTCCAAGGGTTTACCGCAATATGTGCAACCATAACCGGAGTAGGTGGAACAGGATTAGAAGGGGAAGTACAAGAGGTAACCATTGGATGTAATGATTCAAGATGTGCGATAGATGATAGAGATGAAATTTAATTAACTTTGTAAACTAAATGGCAACAACCGGGACATATTATTTTGATTCAGCTAATTTTAATACTGCTAACGCTTTATTTTTAGATGCTGCATTAAGTACATTTGCCCCTGATGGATGGTATTCAGACCAAACTATTGTGAGAGAACAAGTAGCTGGAGTGTTATTTAATTCAACAGCATGCCCTTCATGTACTCCGAGTCCTTCTCCAACTCCGTCGCCATCACCAACACCAAGTCCGACACCTACGCCAAGTCCGACACCTACGCCAAGTCCGACACCTACACCAAGTCCGACACCTACGCCAAGTCCGACACCAGTGCCGACAGTGAGTTATGTGTATAGAAGTTATACTCCGTGTGGTGGAGGAACAGCTGTAATATTAAGAGGAATATCGGGATTTGCATTTCCATCTTTCTTAAAATATCAAAATACTTGTTATGAAAACCCTCAAGCTACAGGTTCAACAAGCACTATTGATGCAGCTGGATTAACAACATTTAATAGTTGTCCTGAGTGTAATGCTACAACTCCGTCGCCAACACCTGCGCCGTCACCGACTCCATCTCCAGCGCCTACTCCAGCGCCGTCATTATTTTATTTCTTAACTCCATGTGGTAGTCAGCAAGGTTGTTATATACAACTTGCAAGTCAGCCTTCAACAGGAGCTCAATTTGTAGATGGAGGTGTTCAGCCAAATGAATTTTATCAATACCTTGGTCAATCTGGAGTACCAACAGACCAGCAAGCGCCATGTAATAATAATATTCAAGCTACAGGGTTATCGGGATGTAATACACCAGCACCAGCACCAACACCAAGTCCAGTTGCTAGTTTTGAAAATTATACTGTTACTCAATGTGGTGGGTCAATTAATTATGATGTAAGATTAAGTTCAGTAGGACTGCCTATTGGTTTTGCCTTAGAGTTTTCATCTCCAGGAACACCTCTAGATACGGGATGCTGGTATATAACAGCAACTAATTTAGGAGTGTATGTTTATTCAGCAACAATTACTGCTCAATATATTAATGGATGTTCAGAGTGTACGACTCCAGCACCAACACCTAATCCTACTCCGACTCCTAGTCCTACTCCGAGTCCGAGTCCAGTTCCATCAAGTCCATATCAATATGCAAGATACCAAGCTTGTGGGGATGATGTACTTATAGATTTAAGGCAGACTACAGGTAATTCTTTCCCTACTGTTGTAGAAATACAAGGAATTTGTTATGAATATGTTAACTCAGCAGGAATAGAAAATACAAATGACGTTTCAAACTATCCTTCTTTTGGTAGTTGTACTGCGTGTCAAACAGCACCAACGCCAGCGCCAACTCCAGCGCCAACTCCAGCACCAACTCCAGCACCGAGCTCTGCGTGTATTGGTATAAGCGTGGGATACTCAACAGGTTTATATTATGGTTGTTGTGTTCCTCCGGATAGTAGCGGTGTATTATATTTTAACGCAAGTACAGTGGCTTTAGCAAACAGAATGTACACAGGGCTAGGATGTTCAGAGCTTGATAGAGGAACTAAATTTGTTAGCGAAGATGGTTCAGTATACTATCAATTTACAAATGGTATAAAAACATCAGGCGCACTATCTTGTCCAGGATGTCCTTAATAATTTTTTTATTGAAGTTTAATTTTTAACTTTAATAAAATTTAATCAAATGCAAGAAATAAAAAACTTTATATCTCCTGAAGAGTGTAGTGAATTAATCGACATGATTGAATCAAATCATTCAACTTCTTCTGTTGTCGTAGGAGGGACAGATAGAACAGAAGTAACTAACCATAGAACTTCAAGCACTAGCTTTTTAGATTCTAATAATTCTACAGTAAAATCAATACACAATAAAATAGCAGATTATTTTAATTTAGATATAAAAAAAGGAGAGCCTTTGCAAGGTCAATTATATGAGGTTGGTCAATACTTTAAACCACATAATGATTTTTTTGATGGAGCTGCTTATGATATGCACTGTAAAGTGTCAGGTAATAGAACTAAAACTTTAATGATTTATTTAAATGAAAATTTTACTGGAGGTGGAACTAATTTTCCTAATTTGGACAAAGTAGTTCATGCAGAGACAGGTAAAGCTTTGTGGTGGAATAACATAGTAGATGGTAACTTACAAACTCAATATTTACACGAAGGTGTAGCTATAGAACAAGGTAAAAAATATATTATTACTTCTTGGTGGAGAGAAAACAATTGGGATGGTTCAGGAGATGAAACTGAATACAACAATTCTATTGCAGAAACTAAAACTGAAATGTCAACTCAAAAAAAATCTTATGTGATAAAAGCTTCAGAAAAAATTACACCTCAAGTCGAAGAAGTTGTTGAGGCTAATCCAAAAGTTTTTACACACAGAGACCAGGTTCCTAAGTTTACTACTAATGGTTTTGAAATATTAAAATGTCCAGAGGAAACTTGGAATATAATAAATGATTCTTACAATATTTTAAAAGATAAAGCAAAAAACGAAGTGTTTGATGGTAAAGAACATATAATAAAAGGAGGTGATACGGAGCTTCTTTCTTTTGACGCTATGCCTTCAATAAGAACTTTGATACACAATCAATTATTACCCGTTCATCAGGATTGGATAAAAAGCAAGAACATTGAACCTTCATTTATTTATGGTATACGTTCATATAAGAAGGGTTCTATGTTAGAAAAACATTACGATAGAGTGGAGACTCATCACATAAGTTCGATTATTATTGTAGACAAAGATTTAACTTGCGGATGTAAAAATAAACCAGAGTCAGATGACTGGCCTTTAGATATACAGGGTCACGATGGGGAATGGTATAAAGTATATGCTCAACCTGGAGATATGATTTTATACGAGTCTGCAGTGTGTGAACACGGAAGAGCTGAAGCATTTGGTGGCACGTACTTTAGAAATTTCTATGTACACTACAAAATAATTTAAATTGCAAAAACCAAAACTTTTAGTTTCCATAGCTTCTTATTGTGATGATGAGCTTCCAAAAACCATAGAAAGCTTGTTAGAAAATTCTGCTAACAAAGATAACTTAGATATAGTAATATTTAATCAGAGTGAATATCCAGAAAATTTTAATTACATAAATGTAAAAGAAGTTTTTTGTGATTATAAAAATACAAATGGAGTTGTTTGGGCACGGCAGCAAATAAGAAATTATGTAAAAGACCACCATAAATATTTTTTACAAATAGATGCTCACATGAGATTTGATAAAGATTTTGATGCTAAGCTAATAAAACATATAGATGAATATAATGGTAAAGTTGTTTTTAGCGGATTTCCTTCAATGTATTATTTGCCTGATGAAAAAAGTTGGGATGCTTGTTATAGAAATGTAATAGATAAAATAGATGAAAAGGGTAGATTTTGGCCAGGAGCTCAAGGTGTGGAAGAAAAGAAATATTTAGGTTCTAGCACTATAGCGGCTGGCTATTTTTTTAGCGACATTGGAATATTAGATATAGAAATATACAACCAAAAGGGAGACATGTATTTTGAAGAAACATACGCAACATTTAATTCTTTTCTTGGCGGATATGACATTAACAATATTTCTTACCCTGGAGTTTATCATTTATATGACAAGGCTAATCAAAGACAAAATTATACACCCAACCAAGGAACGCCTAGATTGGTAGGTTTAAAAAATAACAAAAGAACTATACAAGATTTTAATAAAATATATGGAACAAAATACAGGCCGAACATAATTCATCAAGTTGCTCCGCAAGATAAATCAAGATGGAGTAAAGAATGGTTTAGATGCGATTATAGCTGGGATACTATTAAAGGATATCAAAGAAATAAATGGTGTGATAGGGATGGAATAAATAATTATTTAAAAAACTATGACTCTGAATTTTATAGCGTGTTGGATGAATGTCCTGTAATATATAAAATTGACTTTGTTAGATATCTAATTGCAAGGGATATTGGAGGCGTTATTTGCGATATGGATTTTGAGGTTTACAATGACTTCACTAAACAATTAGATAGTCATTCGATATATCTACTTGAATCCTCAGCCGGTGATGAAGATTTTCAAAACGGATTTATTGTTTCACCTCCTTCGGATTTGTGGAATATTTTTTTAGAAACTTTAAAAGTAGATATCAAAGCAAATTTAACAGATATAAAAGGAAGAAAAGAAATAGAGGGTCGACCTCCAGGAACTTTTGTCCGTGAAATAGTAGGGCCAATAGCTTTGTCAAGATTTATTAAAAATAATAATATACCTCATAAAGTTTTACCTTTTAGACAATTTAATCCTGTTGGAAAAATTAATTTTGATTTTATTCAAACATACCATTATGGTACAGGCAATTGGGGGGGCGGTTTATAAACGTTAATTTATTAATTTGTAAATTTGTACATAATTAATTTATATGTCTTGTAGAACTTATGTATTATCGTGTCCTCTAGGAGCTATAGGAGGTCAGTGTACTTATAATGTTGCTTGTTGTGGAGATTTAGAAGGGCAGTATACCAGTCGTACTTTACCCGCCAACTCACTTTTAGATGTTTGTGTTCAAGACTATGGGATAGGTGGAGAAGAACCAGTTATAGTAACGTCTAGTTCAGGTTCTTTTAATGCAACTCAGGATTCATGTAATTCTTTTTGTGGTGATATCCCAGCACCTACACCTACACCAGCTCCTACGCCAGCACCTACACCAGCACCTACACCAACGCCTGTTGGTGGATGTACTTGTTATCAGCTTTTATATGAAGATGGAGGTACAGCTACAATAAACTATAATGCTTGTGGTGGTGGAAGTTCACAAATTATTATTGACCCAGGTAGTTTTTATTATATATGCTCTACAACTATGCCGACAACAAGTGATAGCGCAGTTACTATAACAGCAATTGGTTTACCGGGAGGATGTACTCAAAACTCAGACTGTAACCCCTTAGCACCAACACCGAGTCCGGCTCCTACTCCTACTCCTAATCCTGCTCCTACTCCTACTCCTTCTTCTCAAATTCAGTATAGAGAATATCAGGAATGTTTAGACTCTACGTCAAAACAAGTGTTCAAAGCCTTACCTGGTTATGCTTGGCAATACAGTGTAAAAGTGAGTGGGGTGTGTTATGAAAACCCTCAATCTACGTCATCAACATCAAATATAGCAGTAGATTTAGAGCCTACATTTAACAATTGTACAGCATGTTTAAACAGTATTACTCCGAGTCCTACTCCGAGTCCTCAACCGACACCGAGTCCTCAACCGACACCGAGTCCTCAACCGACACCGAGTCCTACTCCGAGTCCTACGCCTAGCCCAACTCCAACTCCTAGTCCGAGTCCTACGCCAGCTCCATTACAAGAGTGGAGAGAGTATTCAAAATGTAACGCTAGTGGAATAAAACAAAAATTTTATGCTCCTTTTGGATATCCTTTTCCTGCAGTAGTATTATATCAAGAGGAATGTTTTGAAAACCCTCAGTCAACATCTGCTTCTGGAGGTGTAAATATATTAGGTTTAACAACATACGCAGATTGCGCATCTTGTATAGGTGTAAATCCAGACCCAAACTTTTGTTTACTAGGTAATAATACTGTAGCTATTATAAACACAAATCAAGGTAACGTTTATAGGTTCAACGGTGTTGAAGGAAATCCATACGGAACATCCACAGGTACTTATGTTTTAAACAACGTACCTTCAGCGCATCCAATAGCTATTCTTAACAATGGAAAAACTAACTTAATATCTTACACAGGTGATACAGATGCAGGGACTGGCACTGCTCCTGATGGAAATACTTATAATTTTTATTATGGCAATGTAACTATAACGGTAAATGGAAACTATGGTTATGTAAGTTATGCTTGCTTATACCATGGATACATGGGTGGGCAAAATAATTTAGGGTTTAATTCTACAGTATGTAGTATACCAGGGCCTCCAACACCGGCTCCCGTACCTTCTCCAACACCGGCTCCCGCAAGTATTGTTCCTCCAATTCCTTCTCCTGTAACAACAAATTACACATTGTCTTACAATGAAGGAGCTCAAGGTTGGCCATCTTTTTATTCTTATGTTCCTGATATGATGATTGGTATGAATAATTATTTTTACACTTTCAGTAATGGTAATTTATTTCAACACAACTCAAATGATTTAAGAAACAACTTTTATGGTATACAATATAACTCAAGTATAACCAGTGTGTTTAATCAAGAACCTTTAGAAAATAAAATATATAAAACAATAAATTTAGAATCAGATTTTTCTTGGGAGCTATCTTTAGAAACTGATATTCAACAAAATGGTTTTATAAATAGCGGTTGGTTTGAGGAAAAGGAAGGTTCATTTTTTGCTTATTTAAGACAGTCAGGTTCAAACCCTGCGTTACCAGGACAATATGCTTTAAGGTCTGCTAACGGTATAGGAAAAGCATCAGCTATAACCTATGATGGAACTTCTACTGTGTATATAGATTTTTCTGTAAACCCTTTGATATCAATAGGAAGTATAGTAAGTATAGGAGACTACATTTATTTTTCTTTACCAGCTTATACGACTGTAAAACTAGGCGGAGTCATAACAAACATACAAGTAGATTTACCAAATAATTTAAATAGAATTATTATATCTCAATCCGTTACTGATTCTGAAACAATTACAATTAATGACCCGTACATTTTGTATATTAAAAACTCAGAAGCAGAAACTCATGGATTACTGGGGCATTACATGTTATTCACTTGTAGAAATACAAATACAAATGCAGTAGAACTATTTGCAGTTGAGAGCGATGTAATGAAAAGCTATCCGTAAAAATTAGTATCTTTGCATAGAATGGATTTTAATATAATTGAATTAAGTCCTTCTGACTATGAAGAAGTTTTGGTAGGATGGTGGAAAGATTGGGATTGGCAACCGCCGCCTAAAGATTTTTTACCTAATGATGGAGCAGGAGGATTGATGGTTACACATAACGAAAAGCCTATTTGTGCTGGGTTTATGTACATGACCAACTCGAAAGTTTCGTGGGTAGACTGGATTATATCCGACAAAAAAATAGAGGACACCCAGTTAAGGCACGAGGCGGTTAAGTTTTTGATAGCTGTTCTAACAAACATCTGTCAGGAAAATGGAAGTAAGTATATATATGCGCTTTTAAGACATGAAGGGTTAAGTAAAACATACGAAGAATTAGGATACATAAGGGGAGATTCTTACACACACGAAATGATAAAAAAAATATAATATGGCAGCATTTACAACTATCGCATCATTAGGATTGTCCGCAGCAGGTTCAACCTTTAGTTTTTTGCAGGCTGGAAAACAAAATAAATTAGCCAGAGACGCTCAAAGAGATGCAGCAAAAGCTTTAGAGGAAGCTAAGAAAAAATTAGAAACAAATATGATGCAGGGTCTTTCAATAGCAAAAGAACCTTATGAGCTTGAAAGAGAAGCTCTTTTACAAGCAGGAGCATCTGCTTTACAAGCGGGTGTGGAGGGCGACCAAAGAGGAGCGGCCGCAACTGCTGGTAGAGTTTTACAAGCTCAACAGGAAGCTCAAGCGGAGCAACGTTCTGCGATGGCTCAAGAAATGACAGATTTAGCACTTTTAGAAGCTGAAGAAGAAGTTAATCTTCAGAGACAAAGAGTTGGTTTAGATATAGGTGAAGCACAAGGACAACAAATGATGGCGGCAGATGCAAGAAGAGCGGCGGCTCAAGCGACTACAGCAGGAGTTCAAGGTTTAGTAGATATGGGGACAACATTATTAGCAGGGTCTGATTTATATGCAGGAGAAAGAACTGATACAGAAAGAGCAGCAAGGAAAGCCAGTAGACAAAGTAAAAGGCTTGACAGAATAGAAGCAAACAGAGGTTTAGCTGCTCGTAATAAAGTTGGTGGGAGAATGTTTAATAGAAACACAAGGCAAATGAGAAGAGATAATCCAGACTTATATAATTTTATAACTGAGCCAGCATTTGGTATTCAATTTAAAAATGTTTTTGATAATTAATATAATATGCCAGTAGGATTTGGATACATAAGAGATGAGCAGCCAGCTATAGTTGATTGGTCTGCAATTACAAGAGAGGCTAGAGAGACCATCAAAGGCATTGAGGCTGATAGGCAAAAGAAAAGAGAAGGTGTTGACCAGGCTATTAGAGACCAGTCAGAAGCCTTGATTAACAGACCTAAGAGTCAGAACACAGAGTACAATGCTGCTATGTCTAACATGACAGCTCAGATAGAAGCCACTATGCTTCAAAACTACAATGACTTACGTCTGGGTAACATAAATTTAAATCAATTTAATGCAGTAAAGAACACTATGATGAGTGAGACTAAGGGTGTTCTTGCTATTGCTAAGGTATATGCAGACCAGTATGATGCTAATGTAGAAGGAGCACAGAATGGAACACTATCTGGTTTTTCTAATTATACAAACGCTATAACTCAAGAGATGATGGACTTTCAAGGCGTAGAAACTTTTGTTGGGCCAAATGGAAAGATATCTTTTGTAAAGAAAAAAGAAGACGGCACAACAGAAACACTTGATACTTCTGAGCTATTTACGCTAGCTAATATGAAACAACAGAAGTTTGATATGGAAGAAGCTATAAATAAAGCAAAAGGCGATGTAGAGTTTGCATACATAGACCAATTTGGGAAAACTCAAAAAGGATATTTTGTAGACCCCACTACGGGGAATGTTAATGAAGATGCGATAAGCGCCTCAGCTTCTAGTGTGGTAGCACAAGATTCTAATGCGTATGGTATACTATATGATTATATAGGAGGCTATGATTTTGAAAGACTATCCGATGACTTTTTTACTGAGCATCAAACTGGTGAAGAACAAAAGGCAGCACTAGAACAACTACAAAAAGAAAATAAAAATGTGATTTACATAGATTCTAATGGTATGCCTATAGTTTCTAATGAACAAAGAGAAGTAGCTAAAGCTTATATGGAGAAAAGGTTAAGAACTCAAGCTACTACTGGAATCAAAGAGGCAGAATATAGAAAACAAGATTCGATTGATGCACAGATTTCTTATACTAATGCTCAAACAGGAAGGCTAAACACCAAAGAAGTTGTTGAACAAACAGCGTTTGATGTATTAGTACAGCAAGTAAACAGAGACTTTAATTTTGCAGAAGATGCAGAACAAATAGCTCAAGAAATTGAGGCAGGGACTTATAAATTTCCTATAGATAAATACAAGGCTCTATTA